TTATGGGACATTTTGTTTTACCGCATCCTCTATCTCAGATGCGTAATGCTGAAAAACAGAAATGATGAATGTTAGAGAATTTTTTAAAAACAATACCTGTTTACCATTTCTGACAAAGTAATCAGGATACTCATCCATTAGTGAGCAAATTTCTTTTATATCTTGATTGTCAGGAGTAACAAATCTGCAATCATTGTGAATGCAACTATTACGAAGCTTAATTATTTTTTTTATTGTTGGGTAAGATTGGGAATTATTGAGGTTTAGTATTTTTCGCATATACAAATTTGATTGTTCTAACCCATTTCCTTTTAAATCACTGAGTGAAATGCTTAAGTTATTTCTCTTGGAGTAACTAGTGCAGAACTTTGTTAATTCATGTTCGAAAGTTCCAAAAATAGTTAGGAAAACAGATCTTCGTTGTATGCTAGGGAAATAAGAAGTGAAAACATCGTCTAAATCAATTATATGATCCGCTAGACCTAAGTAGGTGTCAATAGATTGATAAATACCCTCTTCAGCATCAATCTCAATTTCGAAAGTTTCTAGGCCATCATTTTTGAATTTATCAATATTATCTTGGATTGAAATTTCGGTTTGTTCGGAAAGACTTGTCAATAAATCAAATGTTAATTGAATGTCTAACGCAGGTAATTCAAAATGAAAAATTGCCATATAAATTCCTTGTTGTGAACTTAACTATTAAATACACAATGTTTTAAAACTTATCAAGGTTTCATAGTAGCCAATGGATTGTAACGTAACGCAGTTTCAAGGTGATCAGGTGCTAGGTGGGCATAGCGCATGGTCATTTTGATGTCGTGGTGGCCGAGAATTTTTTGCAGGGCAAGAATGTTTCCACCAGACATCATAAAGTGCGCTGCAAACGTGTGACGCAGAACATGGGTAAGCTGGCCGCGTGGAAGCACGATGGAGGTTTTGTCCATCACAGACAAAAACTGGAAGTAGGAATCTGTAAAGAACTTGAAGCCGTCCAGGCCAATGATTTCATCGTAAAGCTCTTTGCTGATCGGAATGCTTCGGTTCTTTTTGCCTTTGGTCCTGACGAACGTAATTCGGTACTTTGTGACCTGGGAGCGTGTGAGGTTTATCGCTTCGCGCCAGCGTGCTCCGGTACTCAAGCATATCTTAACGACTAGGGCGAGCAGGGGGCTTTGGTGTTGGCAGTCGTATAGTAGCTCTGTGATCTGCTCATGCGTTAGCCAGGCCATTTCTTTTTCGGCAATTGTGAATTTGCGCATGTTCTCCAAGGGATTTGGTGCTGTCCATTCTCCAAGTCGGGCCAGCTCACTAAAAACACCGCTCAGGTAGCTTTGTTCAAGGTTTATTGTTACCGGGCTGGCTCCTTTCTTCCACTTCTCGCTAAAGTAGATTTCACCCGTAAGGCGTTTGTCACGGTAATGCGCGAACAATTTTGAGCTGAGATCAGTAGCTAGAGGGTTTCCGAGAGCATCGACCATCAGGACCAATTTGTCGTAAACATGCTCGCCAGCGGTCAGGGATTTGCCGTGCAGTTTGTACCAGAGTTCAACTACGTCTTTCAGAGTCCGACGGTCTACCGATTCACCCAGCCAGGGCTTAGCCTCTGCTTCTTCCATAGTATGGCGTTCAAAAGCCAATGCCTCACCTTTGGTGGCGAATTGCTTACGCACACGCCGTCCGCTGCGCCCGGCGGGGTAACATTCACAAATCCATTTTCCGGTGTTGAGTTTTCGTACTGCCATAAAAAGCCCTCATATCTGAGGGGTAAATTTAACTGTATTTTTAAACAGTATTCAATGTATGTTTTGATGAACTCATACATCAATCAAATGTTGTGCTCAGTTCAATTAAATCGAAATATTGATGAATTCTTAGATCACTTTCATCGTACATACTCTCTGCGTATCCCATTTTGAGAAAATTCGCTAATGATTCCTCCATAGACAACTCTCCTTTCATCCAAAGTTCTGGAGTATTGTGAGGTCGCGTGCCAACGGGTGTAGTTCTTGCTATCGTTAAAATGTTCCAGGCAGTCTCGATGTAAGATAGAACATTTGCTGAAATTTCTTTTTGTTTATACGAATTACTACTACGACCTCCTTTAACTTGGAAGTAATTGACTCGTGTAGTTTCACAAGATAAATCAAATGATAAACCTATCTCTGTGTTGAGAGGACTAGGGATTAGCTTTTCTTTTGATTTTATTTTTGCATATAGATCATGGTCTTTGAAATTAAATGCAGATAATATCAACATTAGATTGGGATCAAATTTTTTATTTGACGTGATAAGTATGTCTATTAGTCTCTCGTATATTTTTACAGCGTCTCTGATGTTTATTTTTATGGATAATAATATTGATGAGCAATTGCTAATAAATGATTGGATGTTTTGTGGGCATGGAATTAATTTTTTACGTAAAGAATTAAAATCCGAAATTATGCTTTCACCTGTTTTTGTTAATAGTAAATCTTTGTACTCTGGCGCTGGGAGAAGGAATCTACGGTCAAAAAATCTGCTTAAATAATGACTTGCTGAAAAATTAGTGCCGTATATAACTTTTATGGAATGCTGTAATTGGTGTGTGTCAGTGGCAATAATAAAAACTACGCCAGGGATATTAAATATATGCTTGGAGATTTCTAAAAGACTAATGGAAAAATCAGGCCTGCATCTATCAAGTTCATCGATTATTATAAATAATGGAAGTTCTTTATTTATGCCATCTTTTCGCCCAATGAATTCAACCCAACGAGTAATTCCTTTTCTTACCGTCTCTATTCTCGTTGATTTTTCTGCGTGTATTTGTATTAGCTTGGATGATAAGTCTTTAGTTAGGTCAGAAAAGGAATCAACCCCTGTAAACTTTTGTATTAATCCATCAATAATAATAGGTGTCGCTGTTTTTAGCAGAGGGCCGACATTCTCAATTGTGGAATTTATTAAAGCAGTAAAGCTATCAGATTGACCAGATAATTGATCTTTGATTCCACTAAATACTGTGAGTAATGGGTCTTCAGTAAAGTCCTCTTTCCAAGCATCGATGTATATTGTAGGATGGTAGTGGGAAATTGTCTTGGCTAGCCGTTTAGTAAAATAGGTTTTTCCAGCCCCCCATTCCGCATTAATGTTAACTACGATATTGGATTTAGCACCACGTGCAGCACAGATTTCATAAAGATATTTTGCATACTTTTTTCTGTCCAATGTATCTGCAGGTAATTTTTCGCCAAAAAATTCGTCATCTTGATCCCAACTCCACTCAATATCCATTTAAGCCTCATTGATTACGGTATGAATCTTAGCTATAGGTTTTATATCACTAATATCACATTCAAATGAAAAACCATCTCCAGATACCATTGCTCTTTTGACTGGTATCTGATTGATTTTTTTTATACTCAGTTTTCCTTCTATATCAACCAACCATTGACCATCAGAAATGGTAGTGTCTTCTCGGTCACAAATGTAAACATGTTGGTTAATTTTTATCGCTAGTGCAGATTTTATTTCACTGAGAAGAAAAATTGGATCAATCTTGTGCATTCCAAGTGAAATAGTCTCTCCATTTTTTAGTTCGCAAGTTTCAACGCCTACCAAAGAGTTGACTACTGTGGTTTTTGCCTCGCCTTTCCCTGATACCAGCCAATCAATTGAAGTTCCTGTTTCTACAACGCATTGAAGCACCCAATCTGCTGGAAATATGTCACGCATGTAACGCGTTGCCATTGTGCTCTTGGACACACCTAAGTGGTCGCATAGAGCCTGTCGAGTGGTGAACCCGTATGCCTCAACCAAACGCTCAATCACTTTCTTGCCGCCGCTATTGAAATTCAAAAGTCTTCCTAAACAATCTAAATTGCATTGACAGACTCCAAAAGCGATCTTCAGGTTGAGCTTGAAGTGTTCTTTTGGAGCCTTCACTACTAATCACGATAAACAACGGCTCGCCACAAGCCGAACTAAAGAAGGAATGTTGCACCATGACACCAAACATTTCAATCACTCTGAATACACCGCACGTCACAATTGAGCGCTATAGCGAACTTACAGGCCTTCCAGTCGAAACGATCAACGACATGCTGGCTGATGGGCGCCTCCCGCGTCATCGTCTGCGTAAAGATAAAAAGCGCGAAAAGGTCATGATTAACATGGCAACCTTGACTGTAGATGCTCTGTCGGCATAAGAAACGTTTGCTTATCGCAGTCAGTATTAAGGTTCGATTTTGCGATAAGTTCGGAGATGAAAACTATGTTTGATTATAAAATTTCCAAACAAAGACATTTTGATGAAGCCTGCCGCACCTTCGCTCTACGCCACAATATGGCGAAGCTTGCAGAACGTGCAGGTATGAACGTTCAAACCCTGCGTAATAAGCTCAACCCGGAACAACCGCATCAGCTCACTGCACCGGATATCTGGCTGCTAACCGATCTCACCGAAGACTCAACGCTGGTTGATGGATTTCTGGCGCAGATTCATTGCTTGCCATGCGTACCAACCAATGAAGTCGCGCGGGAGAAAATGCCGCAGTACGTCCTGAAAGCTACTGCCGAGATCGGTCGTGTCGCTGCCAGCGCTGTTTCGGGTGTTCAGCTGAATGCGACCGCCCGCCGTCAAGTTGTAGAAAGCGTCAATTCTGTTACCCGTCTAATGGCGCTTACCGCAATTTCACTACAGGCGCGGCTACAGGCAAACCCTGCAATGGTAAGTATCGTCGATACGGTGACGGGCATTGGTTCATCGTTCGCTCTGAGCTGAGGTGATTATGCTGAATAATGAACCTTCATTCGCATCACTGCTGGTTAGGCAAAGCCCAGCGATGCATTACGGTCACGGCTGGATTCATTTACCTGGCGGGAAAAAGTGGCATCCGTGTATTGAGTTGTCTCCCCGGCAGCAGGCTGTCCGGGGAACAGGCAAAAAGAGTTTGCTACAACGTCTAAGTATTAACGTGGCAGGCAACCTGCAAACCAGGCGAAAAGCTTTTCCTGGACGCTGAACTTAGTGTCATCAGGCCGACCACATGCAATAGCAGCTCTTTTGTAGGCTGGATTTAACAAAGAACCGAAAGGTGCGGAATCAGAGTGATGCAGCATTTTCAACTTTTGTGCAATCAGTTCCGGGGTCAGTTCATTCCCTGCATAAAGCAATTCCCCGTAATGGCGGCTTTGTACGCTAGCACGTTCGGAAATAATAGCTGGTTGCCACACAAGTTGAATTGTCGCGATAACGACAACTGGCAAAGCGAACAACCATTCCAGACCGGTGTCCGCAAACACAGCAGTACCGCTAATAAGCTGGATAGCTGTCATCAATTTGTCAGCTCTACCGTGAAGCGTTGCCGTCATAACCTCAAGGTAATAACAGTAATGCAGATGGAAGTATTCGGAGCTTTGTTTAGTCATGCCGGGTTCCTATTTTTTATCTTGCCCCGGCTCTGGCCTGGGGGCAGGGGCAGGACGAGGCAGTACATGGAAGTCGTCAGAGTCTGACATCAGATTTCTCCTTTGTGGGGTAGATGATTGTTCGCGCAAATAGTCTACCACTAAGGCACGCGCCGGGCGTGCATAAAAATCCCCGGCACTATTTCTAATAGACGTAGGTGATGTGATTACGGTGGGAGCATTAATGCCATTTTAAATTTCCATAACCCAGAAGAGGGCAAGAAATGGAACCGGGTTTATATGGGGTGTTTTATCAGTTTCTTCACAAAGGTGAAAAATACTCGATCAGTGAGGTGGAGCTCGTCTGTTGTTATCCCTCTATAGCAGGTGACGGCAGTTACTTTTTCATGTTGAGGGATGGTGCTTTTTTTCGAGGGGAGCAGGTGAAAGAGGTGGTGCGTAAGAAAACATCACCTCTCATTAAATATCAACAGATTAGTTATCGATAACGGTCGAGGAGTTGCTGGATGTCATGGCTAAATTCTTGATGTTTAACTGATCCAAAGCGTAGTCGGTTAAGTTCTTCGCTGATGACGCCAAAGAATGCCTCCTGATTCGACGATTCGTTACGGAAAAAGCTGTGTAGCAAGCCAGAAATCAATATCTGCTGCATCGCCACTTCCTTGTGGAGGGTTGCGACCTCGTTTTCGAGTTTCTCGATTCGGTCCTTCTCTATCTGGGTAAGCATTGCTAAGTCTCTGAGTTATCGGTACGTGTCGCAAAATCATAGCAAAAAAAGAGTTTAATTGTGAGGGATGCTGAAGTGGCGATAAACGGTGATGCTGCAACTGTTCCACTAAGCCCTGGTAAACGTCTGGATGGGCTTAACCATATTGCAGAATTACGTGCAAAAGTATTCGGCTTCAATATTGACACTGAGCTGGTACGGTTTATTTCGGATATGCGTAATCCGCGGGACGTGAACAGATTACAGAATGAGAGGGCTCTGGCAACCATATTTTTTATGGCAAAGATTCCGACGGAACGTCATTGCGTTAATGTGAGTGACCTGACTACTGACGAAAAGAGGGAGCTGATTAAAGCAATGAATCACTTTCGTGCAGTGGTGAGCTTATTTCCAAAACGGCTAAGCATGCCTAATTAAAACAAACCAGAAAGTAATGGCGTAAACCCGCCGGGCATTCCTTTGCCCAAATTCAGGAGAAAAAACTATGCGCAATAGTGAAACACGCACCACCAAAACAGGACCGGATGATGCCGGCCTACTCCAGCTGTTTAACGAGGCTCGCCTGGATGAGCGTAAAAACTGCGCCTTTGCCGTTTCGTTACGAATAGAGGCGCTGGCGATCTACATACTGCAGCAAGGGATGAACGGAGTGGAAGCGGCAGAATTGCTTCGCCGTGAAGTTGCCCGTTATGAAGCTGAATCACGGGGAGACTGGCACTAATGGCAGACTCAATGGACCTCGTGCAGCAACGCGTTGAAGAAAATCTGCAGCGCCATATTCAGAACGCCCGTGCAAGACAGCCAGGCATTGCTCGTGTTCTTTGCATCGACTGCGATGCGCCAATCCCAACGGCACGTAGGCAAGCTATTCCGGGTGTTCAGTGCTGCGTAACATGCCAGGAAATCGCTGAGTTGAAATCTAAACACTACAGCCGAGGCGCGTTGTGAGCTTCGGAGCTTGTCAGTGATGTCTGAGTTAACAAAAGATAAAGGCGGCCCGACGGAGGCCGCCGGAGGGTTCCTATGGAATGCCCCCAAAAATGCGGTTAACCCCTATCTGGACCCGGCGGAAGTTGCGACGGTATCTGCGCTTTCAAACCTGATCACTCTCTACGCCAGCGACAACGAGCAGGAAAAGCTGCGCCGTGAGGCAATGAGTGATGAGATCTGGGTGCGCTTTTTCTACAATGAAGCCCGTGATCCGGTTCAGCATGAAATGGAGCAGGACCAGCTGATCAGCAGGGCGAAGATGGCCCGCGAACAGCAGAAATTTAACCCAGATCTGGTCATCCTGGCTGACGTGTCAGTGGAGCCGTCATATATCAGCAAGCCGCTGATGGACCGCATTGATTATTTTCATAACCTGAACCGCCCTAAGGCCTATTCTCGCTACCTGCGTGAAACAGTCAGACCGTGTCTGGAACGTCTGGTGCGTGTCCGGGATAGCCAGATATCGACCACATTCCGGTTTATGGCAAGCCATGACGGGCTGGAGGGGTTGCTGGTTCTGCCTGAAATGAGTCAGGACCAGGTAAAGCGACTTTCCACACTGGTAGCCGCCCACATGAGCATGTGTCTTGATGCGGCCTGCAGCGATCTTTTCGTCAGCGATGACGTCACGCCGGACCAGATGCGCAGGGCGTGGGAGCGAGTGGCCAATGAGGTCATGCGGCTTGACGTGATCCCTCCTGCATTTGAGCGGTTACGCCGCAAGAAACGCCGCCGCAACCCTGTGCCGTATGAGCTTATTCCGGGTTCACTGGCGCGCATGCTTTGCGCTGACTGGTGGTATCGCAAGATGTGGCAGATGCGCTGCGAGTGGCGGGAGGAGCAACTGCGTGCGGTGTGCCTGGTCAACAAAAAAGCCTCACCGTATGTCAGTTATGAGGCTGTGATCCATAAGCGTGAGCAGCGCCGTAAATCGCTGGAGTTCTTCCGCTCGCATGAGCTGACCAACGAGCAGGGCGATACGCTGGACATGGAAGACGTGGTAAACGCCAGCAGCAGCAATCCGGCGCACCGTCGTAACGAAATGATGGCCTGCGTTAAGGGCCTGGAGCTTATCGCCGAAATGCGCGGCGACTGCGCCGTGTTCTACACCATCACCTGCCCGTCACGTTTCCACGCAACGCTCAACAACGGCAGGCCAAACACGAAATGGACGGGCGCGACGGTCAGGCAAAGCAGTGATTATCTGGTCGATACCTTCGCCGCATTCCGCAAAGCCATGCACAAAGCCGGGTTGCGCTGGTATGGCGTCCGTGTGGCTGAGCCGCATCATGATGGAACGGTACACTGGCACCTGCTGTGCTTCATGCGCAAGAAAGAACGCCGCACCATCACTGCGTTGCTGCGTAAATTTGCTATCCGTGAGGACCGCGAGGAACTGGGCAACAATACCGGCCCTCGCTTTAAGTCTGAGCTGATTAATCCGCGCAAGGGTACTCCAACCAGCTACATCGCCAAATACATCAGTAAGAACATAGACGGGCGCGGCCTGGCTAACGAAATCAGCAAGGAAACCGGCAGATCACTGCGGGATAACGCTGAGCACGTCAACGCCCGGGCGTCACTTCATCGCGTCCAGCAATTCCGCTTTTTCGGCATTCCGGGCCGCCAGGCTTATCGCGAGCTGCGATTGCTGGCAGGCCAGGCTGCGCGGCAGCAGGCCGATAAAAAGGTCGGCGCACCGGTACTGGATAACCCGCGTCTGGATGCAGTGCTGGCTGCCGCCGATGCCGGGTGTTTTGCCACCTACATCATGAAGCAGGGTGGCGTGCTGGTCCCGCGTAAACATCACCTGGTCCGCACGGCCTACGAGCTTAATGACGAGCCATCTACCTATGGCGATCACGGCATCCGTATTTATGGCATCTGGTCCCCGATTGTTGAGGGCCGGATTTGCACGCACGCGATGAAGTGGAAAATGGTTCGTAAAGCCGTTGACGTTCAGGAGGCGACAGCCGACCAGGGCGCTTGCGCCCCTTGGACTCGTGGCAATAACTGTCCCCCTGTGGAAAAAATGAACTATTTTGAGTCGGATTTACCAGGTGAAGAGCCGCCGGAACCGCTGCCGGACTTCAATAGCATGAGCAGAAAAGAGCTACGGGAGCTAAATGCGAGGCTGCGACAGGTAAGACCGAAGCGGCGGAAGGGTTACAAACAGGAAATTAACGATCAGCTGCACCTGCAGCTTGAATATGAGTTGAAGTCCAGAGGGTTTGACGGCAACGAGCAGGAGATTGATTTACTGCTACGTGGCGGAAGTATCCCATCGGGAGCAGGTCTACGTCTTTTCTACCGAAACCAGCGTCTGCAGGAAGATGATAAATGGCGACAGTAGTACTGAGATGGTAAGGAATCAAGGCTATTTGTTAATCAAAGGGTTAGCTGACTAAAAAAATATTTCAGCTTTAAATACACATGATGCACTGTATATATAAACAGTGATATTGGGAGGGGATTGTGAACGATTTGTTCATGGAGTCACTTGCACTGCAGCGGATAGAACTTATGGCCCGGCTGGTTGCCAGCTCAGATTGTAGCGATGACGATAAGGAGGTTGCCATTTCGTGGTTGTCAGAACTGACAAGCGAACTGGTGAACAGGTTAAATCAGTACGGGGTAGGCCAGGATGAATGTAAGCATTAATCGTTTTGTTCTCTGTGAAATTCCCTCCCACAGAGCACACTTGAGCTTGAGAAGAGAGTGCATGTCTATGGTGCATGGATTCGCATGATCCAAAAAGGATCGCAAGGGGCCAGAGCCGTCAATGCTGGCGGGCTTTCTGGCCTATCATGCACCTGCATGAAAACCACTCCACAAAGCGGGCAGGCGTGGCGGGGATACGAGCGCGCGCAACCACTTTATTTTTGAATGAATTGATATTATCTTAGTTAGAATAAAGTATAGATTTCGTTTACTAATGGGGAGTTATCGTGAGGTTAGAGGCGTTAGGTCTTACAGTTAAAGGGCTCAACTTTGGTACTGTCGACGCCGAGGCAGACAAAAGATTAGCTGATTATTTCATTAATACACCTCAAGTCGAGCAAGCTTTAAGTTTCTATAGTGCTCATTTTCTTGGCAGAAAGGGGGCTGGTAAATCATCTATTTTTACTCAGTTACCAAGATTAGTAAGAGCAAAATATGGTCAGGAGGTTATTGTGAATATAATGACGCCTGATCAGTATGCTTGGGGAGCTTTGAAACAATATCAAGAGCAAGGCTTATTGCCAGAGCAAGCACATTGTAACGCTTGGAAGTTTGCAATTGCAATTGAAGCTGCTGCTGAAATTATTAAATCAGGAAGGCGGTTTACAGAAAAACGATCTCAAGATGCACTTGCGAGAATAACAAAATTCGTTTCTGATAACTATGGTGGAATAAATCCAACTACTCTTGGGACTGCAAGGAAATTACTTACTGGATTAAGTTCATTTAATTTTGAAGCTTTCGGTTGCGGAATAGGATTTAGCAAAGATAATACACAAACAACATTGACCCCCCAAATTATCAAGATAATTCTTGATGAACTTAAAGAGATATGCACGGATATAGGTGTGTTAATCGCTACAGATAGACTCGATGACTCTTGGGATGGTTCGGATGATGCTAAAAGCCTATTGATTGGTTTGCTAAAGGCAACTAAGGATATTAACGATAATTATTCTGATACCAGAGCCAAAGGTATCCATATTGTAACTTTTTTACGCTCAGATATTTATCAAGGACTGGAGTTCGATGACAAAGATAAGCACCGCGCAATAGAAGAAGAAATAATTTGGACGCCTGAATTATTAAAGGATATGGTTAATGCTCGTTTGCCAAAAAATACAAATATTGATGATGTTTTTGAGGCGGGTGAGATGAGGGGAAGCATTTCTCCGTTTAATTATTTAGTGAAACGCACTTTTTTGCGTCCTAGGGAAGTAATTCAATTTTTGCAGGAATGCCAAAAGCGTAGTGTAAATGATGCTGTTGAAATAAAAAAAGATATAATAAGAATGGCCGAGGAGAGGTATAGTGCATGGAAAGTTGAAGATTTAAAACAGGAGTATAAAAGGCTTTACCCTCATTTTGGTGAGCTATTGGAATCTTTACGGCAAACACAGCATCGCTATAATTCAACAGAAGAGTTTGTGAACAAGATTGAAGAGAAAGCCCCTGATCTTTGCAAGAAACATGGATCTCGTGAACTCATGAAAACTCTCTTCAATGCCTCAGTTATTGGTGTCCGTTTGGGGAACTCTGGTACAGCTAGGTTTCGGTGCGAAGATGCTGATCTAATGTTACCTAACACAGGTTCTGTGTATATTCACCAAAGTCTATATAAAGGTTTGAATATTATTGAGACAAGAAAGTGATTATACGGGCGCTTTATCAGCGCCCATTGATTTATTTACTCTAAAATATATTTATTAAATGCAATTACGTCTTCGTTAAGCCAGATATTTAGTTCCATCAATCTTTTTTGCAATGGAATAAGCTCATTACGCACAAACACCTTACTAGCCTTCTCCACATCCCCAAACCCCCCAACATTGCTCGGCATAATCCCCATCATTTGCGGCGGTACGCGGTGCGCTGCCATCATGTCATCCCGGCTGACGTTTTTGATATTCAGAAACTCATCCTTTGCCGCTACTTCTGACAGTGGGATGATCTGGATGCCGTCCTTTTTTCCGTTGGGCGAGTACATAAACAGGTTGCGGAAGTTGCCCGGTCCTTTGGCGCTTTTCATCGCATGGCGGATGTTGTTCACGTCCTCCTGGTTCTGCGCCGCGTCGGTCATGTACATGATAAATCCTGCGTGGCTGCCGTTGAGATAATACTTCCGGCGGAACAGGGTTGCGGATTCGTTGAGCAGGGTCGACGGGATGGCCGAAAGATAGCCGGGCAGCCCGTAAATTTCCTGGTTAATGTCGGGCTCCAGCAGATGAAAAATGCTTCCCGGCGTAAATTCATAGGGCTGGGTGGTCATGCCGTATTGCACGAACCAGTAGGTGTCGAGGTCAATTCCGCGCCGCGTGTATTTCGCCAGGGTCGGCTCCAGTGACATCACGCCACCGAGCCGGTTAGTGCGCTTTTCCAGATAGGCATTACCAAATACCAGGTAATCCTGCACAAAACGGGTAAAAGCCTGCTGGCTAAGCAGGCGGTGCGGGATGTAGGTACTGCTGAGAATGTCGCGTTTAACGGCAATCGGTGAGCTGTGGTGCACGGCGGCACGGTATGTGCGGGCCAGTCCGTCAAAACTCACTGGTGGCTCATACCATCTGTCCATCTGCACGCATTCCACATAATCCAGCAGCTCGCGCCGGTCCAGTACAGGAACGGGATCGCCAAAGCTGAACGCCTGGGTCGAGGCGGTATTATTGGGTTGTTCGTCAGGGGGCATTGCATCCTGTGCGGTATTCTCAGTCATTAAAAAATCTCCACGATATTACTTGTATTGGCGGCTTCGCCCTGCAGCGGTTCGTTAAATAGTGCGTGCATCGTTGCCCAGGCCAGATCGGCGTGGCTGGCTTCTTCGCTGCGGCTGGCTTCATAGGTCGGACGGTTGCCGCTGGCGGTGGTGGCACGGCGGATAGCCATAAATGACTGCGCAATGTCGGTGTGCCCGGCGTCAAACTCCAGGCGGCGGTGGCTGATAATGTCGTATGCCTTGAGCACCAAGGCGTTTTTGACGTTGGGGTTGTAGACAAACTCACGGACGGCGGGGAAAAAGGCTTTCACGTTTTCGTAAACGCCATGACCGACGCCGGTAGAGTCAATGCCGATGTAGGACACGTTGTACTGCTGGGTCAGTTTGCGGATAGCCTCCGCCTGAGCGCGGAAGTCCATTCCGCGCCACTGGTGGCGCTCAAGGATGCGGAACTTACCGCCGGGCACCGTTGGCGGCGCAATGACGACACACCCGGCGCTGTCACCATTCTGGGTGCCTTTTGCCGGGTCATATCCGATCCAGACCTCGCGCCAGCCAAACGGACGCAGGGCCAGCGCCTGAAAATCTTCCCAGACCTCCCAGCTGTCCACCATGCAGGCCTGCAGCTCGGACAGCGGGAATACGGACGCGAGATCATCAAGAAACTCGCACATCAGCAGGTTCTGGTATTCGTCCGGGCTGTATTCCAGACGCAGCTGATCGAGGTCAAACAGGTTACAGCCACCGCGCACGGCATCTTCAACCGTCACGATCTGCCGGAACTGACCATCAGCACACAGCAGGCCCGCCGCCAGAGCGGAGTGGGTCAGATCGATATCAACGCGGTCCGATTTTGAGCGGCCACGGTTATACAGAGCACCAGACCAGAAGGGATAAGCGCTGTGTGTCAGGCTGGACGGTGTAGAAAAATAGGTTTGCCGCCACCGTTTGTGCAGCGCCATACCGGAGGCGACTTTGCGCAGTTCCTGGAATTTCGGTATCCAGAAATATTCATCAAGATACAGGTTGCCGTGGTAGCTCTGCGCGGTGCGGGCGTTGGTCCCCAGAAAATACAGCGTGGCACCGTTCGGAAGCACCATAGGATCGCTTCTGAGTTCAACATCGACCTCTTTGGCAAACTCAATGATGTACTGCTTAAACATGTGCGCCTGGGATTTACTGGCTGACAGGAATATCTGGTTTCGGCCCGTCACCAGGGCATCTATTAGCGCTTCATGGGCAAAATAGTACGTCGCCCCGATCTGGCGGGATTTGAGCACGTTGCGGATACGGTGTTTATTACCGGCTTCCCACCAGTGGCGCTGATAATCGAACATTGAGCTGTGGAAAATCTCCTGCAGCTTTTCGATCTGTTCGTCGCTGAACAGGTTTTTTTCAGGAGGTTTGCGGGGGCCACGGTTGCGGTTTTCCACATTGGGGTTTAAATCGGCCTCGTTGCC